GGCCGTCGGCGATAGAAAAATATTCCGCCTCTTAGCCAAATCCGTTCGAAAGGGGCTTTGCCGATTGTCATGGCGGGGACCGTGTATCCCAGTTTGTGTCCCGCTTTGTATCCCACTTTCGAGGGGGATTGCCAAGAACGAATGTCGGAACTTGCGCTAATATATTGTTTTTATTGACGAATTAGCGGCAAAAGAGCGTTGATTTTTGGCTGGGGTGGCAGGACTTTAATCCAAGGCGATAGTTTGACCATAAATTTCAATAACATACTGATTGTATTTGCCTTTTAGGCGCCGGACTGCTACACATAACTGCTACACATTGCATGAACAAATGGTGCACAAGATGGCGCTGGCGACGAATATCATAAGGCGATCTGGATCGGCTCAATACTACCTTAGGGTGCGTGTTCCGACCGATGTTCAAGAGGCTGTCGGCCGCCGCGAAATCTGGAAATCACTCGGCACGACAGACCCCACGGAAGCCAAGCGCCGCTCACGTGCCGAGCTGGACGTGCTGGACCGTGAATGGCAGGACATCCGAGCAAGCGCCAAGATCGAGCCTGCCGTTGTCGAGCAAGCCATCTGGAACCGCTACATTGAGCTGATCGAAGCCGATGAACGCTTTCGGCTCGAAACGCCGACCGAAGACGAGTTGGATGATATCTGGCGCCTGCTGGTTAAGGAATTCGGCGATCACGACATGGAGGCGTACGGTATTTTACAGACGATCCGACAACGCGCCGACGACGATCGCAAGGCAAGGGCGGCTCGCCTCGCGACCGTCAAGGCAGCGATCGTGCGTAACAACCCGGCGCCAGTCGCCGAGGTTGCGGCCTCCGTTCTGCCGGCGCAGGGGAAGTACGTCGACAAGGCGTCGACCGATTACAAGCGTTTGGCAACCGGCCTGATGCGCGCCGAGGTCGAAGCCATTACGCGCACCGCTGAACGCGACCAAGGCAATTATTCCGGCGCGCCGCGTGACCCCCTTGTGAGACCGCCCAAGCTAGCGCCAGTCGCCGCGCCGGGCGAAACGCTGCTAGAGCTGTTTGAACGCTACGCCGAGGAAAATGTGGCAGCGATCAAGCCCGACACTCTGCACCAAGCGCGCCAGTCCGTTGAGCTGTTTGTAGACTTCGTTGGGCGGAAGTTCCCCGTGAGTTCGCTTGATCGAAAGGTAGCGGCGAAGTGGCGTTCGCAACTTTTGCGGTATCCGGTCAAGGCAACGGAAACGAAGGCGTTCGCGGGAATGAACATGGTTCAGACCATCGAAACGAACGAGAAGGTCGGTAAGCCGGCGATCACAAAGCGCACAGTGAATCGCTACCTGTCCGGCCTTGGCGCCTTCTGCAAATGGCTGGTTTCTAGCGGCTATATCGCCGCATCGCCTTTGACCGACATGCACCTAGAGGTCAGCAAGAAATCGCGAAAGCGCCCCTTCACCGTCCCGGAAATGAACCGCCTGTTCGGCGAAGCACCCTTGTTCACGGGGTGCGCCACGTCAGACCGGATCGGTGATCCGGGCGAGTTCTGTGTCTCGGACCATCGATATTGGTTGCCGCTGGTGATGGCGTTCTCAGGCTGTCGACCTGCCGAGATCGCACAGCTTACGGTCGGCGACGTTCGGCAAGAGCATGATGTTTGGATCATGCATGTGACCGACGCCGACGATGAGCAGTCAGTGAAAACGCCGGGTTCGAAGCGCATCGTTCCGGTTCATTCTGAACTGATCCGGCTCGGCTTCATAGCCTTTTGCCAGCGACAGGCCGAACGCGGTTTGGCACGCATCTTCCCGGAAGCCGAACGCAACTCGCGTGGGCAGCTAGCGGCGACGTTCAGCCGCGACTTCACGCGAACGGTTCTCAAAGGCATCGGGTTAGACAAAGCGGGCGAACTGAGTCTCTACAGCTTCCGGCATGGCTTCGTCGATGCGCTCCGGCGTGCCGGCTACCTCGACGAACAATTTGGTTTTCTTGTCGGGCATGCGAAGGCAAGCACAACAGGTTTATATGGCGTGATTCCGCAGGGAATGTTGCAGCAACGCGTTGAAATGATTGAGAAGGTAGCTTATCCCGGCCTCGATATTTCGCATTTATATCGCTCATAAACACCCTAAAAACGCACGAAAACGCCCCTAAAACACGCAAAAACGCGTCAAAAAGCACATAAAACGCACATTAGTTATTGCGTATATTAGAATAAAAGAGCTATCCTATTATCGATTTAAGTGATCAATAATAGGTAATTCATTCGTGTCGTATATTTCTAAAATCAGGGATTGGCTAAGCGGACCGACTGAAACCAAGTCGTTCACAACGACAAGCGGCTGGACTGACTTGCTCGCCTACGCTCCGACAATCAGCGGCGCCAACGTCTCGCCCGAAACAGCGATGCGCGTTCCGGCGGTCAAGGCCGCCGTCGAGCTGATCGCAACGACCGTTGGAACCCTGCCGGTCAAGGTTTATCGTCGTCGAGATGGCGGCAAAGAGGTTGCCAGCGATCACGTCGCCTATCGTCTCGCCCATGACGACGGGAACGCTTGGACCTCGGCGACGGCGTTCCGCGCTGCCCTGACGACTGACGCTTTGCTTCACGGTAACGGCTACGCTGCTGTGACTCGCGCGTTTGACGGTCGCCCGCTCGAACTGATCCGCCTCGCGCCTCGCGCCGTATCGATCGAAACCGATAGTCTCACCGGCGAACCTCAGTATCGCGTTACGCTGGCGTCAGGCGGACAGCGCGTCTATCCGCACACCGAGATTATTCACATCGCGGCGCCTTGTCCGCCAGATGGCATCACCGGCGTTGCCCCGATCACTCTTTGCCGCGAAGCCATCGGCCTCGCTTCGATCCTCGAACAGCACGCGGCGCAGCTTTTCGCCCGTGGCGCTCGTCCGTCTGGTGCTCTTCGCATGCCGGGCATTCTGACTCCGGAGGCAATGGAGCGCCTTAATTCTAGCTGGAGCGGTGCGCATTCCGGGAACAAATCTGGCGGGACTGCCATCCTTGAAAGCGGTACTGAGTGGCAGCCGATCACCTTCAACAGCGTCGACGCACAGTTCGCCGAGATGCGCGCGTTCCAGCTTGGCGAGATCGCCCGCGCTTTCCGCGTGCCGCCCGCCTTCTTGATGGACTACAGCCGCGCCACTTGGTCGAACTCCGAACAGATGGCCCGGCAGCTTATCGACTTCACCCTGAAGCCATGGCTCGACGCTTGGGAGTCAGCCTATCGCCGCGTCCTGCTGGCCGACGACGAACGCGCCGACTACAGCATTGAATTCGTTCTCGATGAACTGCTGAAGGGCGACACCGCCGCGCGTGCTGCCGCATATGCGCAGTTCCGTAGTGCTGGCGTCTACACCGCCAACGAAATTCGCGCCCTCGAAAACCTGCCCTCGCGCCCTGACGGCGACGAACTCGGCAACCCCTACACATCCGCCACCACCGGGCCGACTTCAAATTCGCCCGCGCCAACAACGGATAGCGGCAATGCTTGATACCTCAATCACGCGCTTTTTTGGCGATGCGAACTATTCGTTCAGGCTCACAGCGCCGATGATCACCGAGCTTGAGCGCCTGACCAGTCGCGGCATTGGCGCCGTTTATCGCCGCATGCTCGGTCTTGAATGCAGCCATCAGGAAATTGTCGAAGTTGTTCGGCTTGGCCTGATCGGTGGCGGACTCGACCCCGAACGCGCCGCCGCTCTTTGCGCTGCTTATGCGGCACCGGCGCCGATCGCCCGCACTTACCAGCTTGCCGTTGACGTGCTCGACGCCGCTTGGAACGGCACCGCGAAGGATTCCACCGATGAACAGAATTGAGTTCAAGTCCGCATTTTCTGTCGATGAAACCGGCGTCATTGCCGGCACCGCTTGGCCGTTCGGCACGCCTGATCGCGTTGGCGATCTGATCACCAAGGGCGCCTTCGGGCAGATCGCCGCGCCGCTTCCAATGCTGTTCGGACACAATCCGGACGACGTTGTAGGCGTTTGGGAGTCTGTCGCCGAAGATGATGTTGGCCTTCAGGTTAAAGGTCGGCTTCTGGTCGATGATATCCCACGTGCTGCCCAAGTTCGCGCCATGGTGACGAAGGGTGCAATTAGCGGCCTTTCGATTGGCTTCCAGATCAAGAGCGCCAAGCCGCGCACTGGTGGCCGGACCATTACCGGCCTTGACCTCTTTGAAATTTCCCTTGTGAGCATTCCCGCTCACCCCGGCGCCCGCATCACGGTCGCCAAAGACGCCTCGGAAGCGATCGCAATTGCCGAGGCAATTAACCGGGCTGCGGCCCATTTCCGGAAAAACTGAGTAATTCTAATGTCTTATTATTTTGACCCGAATGAATTTGTTCTGAAGTCCGCCGAAGGCGAGACCGAGGAAAACATCGTCACGAAGGCGCTTGCCGACCTTCAGAAGAGCGTCGATGACCGCCTGAAGGCTGTCGAGACCAAGGCCGCTGACATTGACGCTGGCAAGCTCACGGCTCGCCTCGACAAGCTCGAAACGAAACTTGCTCGTCCTGCTGTCATCACCGGCAATTCCGCCGGCAACGTCGAGCGCAAGGCGTTTGACACAATGCTTCGGCGCGGCGAACTGCGGATGAGCGCCGATGAAGTGAAGACATTGACCGTCGCCAGCGACGCTGCCGGCGGCTACCTTGCGCCTGACGAGATCGGTTCGGAGCTGATCAAGCTTCTTCGCGTATTCTCTCCTATTCGGCAGTACGCCCGCGTCGTGTCGATCGGTGGCGATGTGATCAAATATCCGCGCCGCGCGTCAAGCACGTCGGCCACATGGGTTAGCGAGATCGCTGCCCGTACCTCGTCGGAAATGTCGTTCGAACAGGTGGCGATCACCCCGTTTGAACTCGCCACCTACACCGACCTCTCAAATCAGCTGCTGGAAGATAACGCCTATAATCTCGAAGGCGAGCTTCTTGCGGATTTTGCCGAGAGCTTCGGCAAGGCTGAGGGCGCGGCGTTTGTCGGCGGCACCGGCACCGGCCAGCCGAAGGGGCTTCTTAGCGCGTCCGGCATCACCGAAGTTAAAACCGGTGTTGCTGCGGCGTTCCCGACCACCAACCCGGCTGATGTTCTCATCGGTATGTTTCACAAGCTGCCGGGCGTGCATGCTCAGAATGCCGTCTGGATGATGAATCGTACCACGCTCGGCGCACTGCGCACATGGAAGGACGGTCAGGGTCGTTACCTTGTGATCGATCCGATTGCCGATGGCGCCGCGACCACGCTTCTTGGTCGGCCGATCGTTGAAGTCGTTGATATGCCGGATATCGCGGCGAACGCCTATCCGATCGTTTTTGGCGACCTTCAGGGCTACCGGATCGTTGATCGCGTCGGCTTCACCACACTTCGCGATCCCTACACCCTCGCGAACGTCGGGCAGACTCGCTTCCATGCTCGCAAACGTGTCGGTGCCGACATCACGCACCCAGACCGTTTTGTGAAGCTGAAGGTTTCAGCCTGATCCTAACAGCGCCCCGGCATAATCCGGGGCGCTATCTTCCTTTTTGTTCTCAGGATTTTTGTAAAAATGTCAGATGTTTCTACTGCTGCTAATACTAAGGTCTATGTCGGTGGCGTGACCACGACGGTTACCAGTGCCGCCCTTATTGCCGATACATACGTTGAAATCGTTCAGGTTTCGGGCGTTGATCGCATCGGCGAGAACGTCGAAACGGTCAAGTACCGCACGCTGTCTGCTGCCCGTGAAAAGATTCTCCCCGGCATCCTCGCTGCCAGCGAAATCAAGCTGACCGTCAATCGGGATTCGACCGACGCCGGCCAGACTGCCCTCAAGGCGGCTTTCAACGCCAAGGCAAACCACAACTTTAAGGTCACATATCCATCGGGCCTCGACTATTACTTTAGCGGCCTTGTGACCTCATGGGAAGACGCTCCGGGTGATGGCTCGAAGGTGGTCGAGAC